AAAATAATAATAATAACAATAATAATAATAATAATAATAATAATAATAATAATAATAATAATAATAATAATAATAATAATCATAATAATATTAATTCAACTCAATCAAATATACAAGAATTATCCAATTTACCCGAATTACCAGAATCTGATGATTTATTAGATAAAATAATCCGATTAAATGAATTAACAAATAAAAATATAAAAGCTAAAAAATCTATAAAGAAAAAAAAAATTAATCCTCAACCTACCCAAAATAAATCAATATTATCATGGTTATCATGCGATGATGTATTAAAAGAATCTATTAAGACAACTATTCACGAAAAGGGAACTTTAAAAGATCAATATTTAACATTAATTGATTCTGAATATGTTTGTGATAAAGTAAAATTATCACCAATTAAAATATGTTCAGATTGTTCAATTGAGAAAACTTTAATACACTCTGAGGGTATATATGTTTGCAATCAATGTGGGAATTTTGAATATGTTATAATTGAAAGTGAAATACCATCTCATAAGGATTCTCTTAATGAGAAACCCAAATATCCATATAAACCGATTAATCATCTTATTGAAAAGATTAATCAATTTCAAGCGAAACAAACAACAATTATCCCCTCGGATATATATGATTTAATACGATTTGAGTTAAAAAAAATGTTAATACCAATTGATGAAACAACACCATATCTTATTAAAAAAATATTAAAAAAATATAGATTGAATCTATATTACGAACATAATTTCTTAATATTCTCACACATTACAAATACTCCTCCTCCATTATTAACACGAGATGAAGAAGAACTTACAAAAATGATGTTTAGACAGACTGAAAAACCATTTAAAAAATATAAACCAACTGATAGAGCAAATTATCTAAATTATTCATATGTCCTTCATAAATTATTTTTAATACAAGCAGATAAAGCAATTGATTCAATTATTAAACAAAGAATGATTACAAATTCAAAATATTTTGGTTTATTAAAATCAAGAGATAAATTAAGAGTTCAAGATGTTATATGGAAAAATATTTGTAAAGATTTAAATTGGGATTATCATCCATCATTTTAAAAAGATCTTAAATAATATTTATTTTATAATAAATATTATTAATTAGTTATTTAAGAAAATAATTCTTTAATAAGAATATAATATGTCCACAGATTCTATTTCGACTCCTGCATCAACTACCGCAACTTCTACCGCAACTTCTACTTATGAAGAAGATATGAAAAAATATACAACGATTGATAATTTAGATGAGGATCCTGGTGAAGATAACTTTGCTTTAATATCATTTGTATCTCCAGAAGGTGTAATGAATTGTAATGTACGTGCATTAAAGATTCGTAAATATAAAGGACGACCTGCTATTTTTAAAGAATACGAACGAGCCTGTACCGCTGCAAAAGAATTAAATGAAATTAATTCTTATTTTGATATTTTTGTTATGCCAATTGGTAAATGGTGTGCATGGGATCCAGACCCTGCAGATCGTAATGCAGTAGAAGCTGAGAAATGGGATAATGCCGAACAACAAAAATTAATGGATGGGCTCGAAAAAGTAAAGGCTAAACAAGAAATATCTCTTCAAGAAATGAATGCACTTGTCGGTAAGAAAAAATCTTTAATTGATGATGGAGTTATCGAGCATAAAAATAGAGTAAAAGAATCTATTAAACAAGGTTATGCAGAGAAAGATGGTCCTAAAAAAGAATTAAAATTAAATTCTACAACTTCGACTCATTCGGAAACTTCAGAAACTCAATCTGAATCTCAAGAAAAACTTCATGTTCGGACAAAAAATCATGCTAATGCAAATGATGTTAAAAGTAGATTACGAAGACAATTAGAAGAAAAAAAACTCGCTGAAAAATCATCTTCATCTCAAGTTTCCCCTGTCACTGCAACGTTAAATGCAATTGAAGAAACTAGTGAACAAACTTTAAGATTACAAGAAAATATTAATAAAATTAAAGCTCTTACAAATAAAGTATAATATTTTTAATTTGATGAATTAATTTATAACAGAAAAATGATTTTTTAATTTATTTAATTAAAAAATCTTATTATTATATAATGGGTAATTCATTTATAACAAATAATACAGTCGTTGGAATTGTTCTAATATTGATAGGATTTATTATCATATACATGGACCAATATTATCGATATGCGATAAAAGATGTCCCTAAAGAAAAAATCATCTATAAATACTTACCACGTTCTCCCCAAGAAGAATTGGACCAACCAGTCTTTCCATCAGATATATTTTTGACAATGTTTTCACAACCAGATCCATGGATATTAGACCTAAATGACCTTGATACTAGACAAAAAAATAATCAAAATAAATATTTTATCTCAGCAATATAAGATTTATCTTATTTCGATTAGAAAATCTTATTTCGATTAAAAAATCTTATTTCGATTAAAAAATCTTATTTCGATTAAAAAATCTTATTTCGATTAAAAAATCTTATTTCGATTAAAAAATCTTATTTCGATTAGAAAATCTTATTTCGATTAAAAAATCTTATTTCGATTAAAAAATCTTATTTCGATTAGAAAATCTTATTTTGATTAGAAAATCTTATTTCGATTAGAAATTCTTAATCATATTTTCGATTAAATTTTTCCAAACCTTTTAATTTTTTATTAACAACATTTCCTTTATCATCAATTTCTTCTTTTTCAACTTGTATAATGGATTTATTCTTTTTTATATCTGCACACCATGATGAAAAATCAAATTTCTTTGATTGTGTTTTCCATGAATTATTATAATTATGTTTATGATAATCTCTAAACTGTTTGCAACCTATTTTAATCTGAGACGATGTTAAATCAGGAGCTTTATACCAGAATATTCTTTCTAATGGATTATTAACTTTACGTCTATTATCAATAACCATGCATCCATTATCTGCAATAAGTTTTGCAAATATTTGTCTGAATGCATCTAAATTTGGAAACATTCCTGCATAATGCTCAAATAACTTTTTTTGATTCGATATATATTCTTCTTTTAATAAAAATATATAATCAAAATTTGACCGTAATTCTGGAGTGATACCTAAAGGGTATTGCATTGTTAGGATATACATTATTTCATAATGTCTTCCATTATATAATAATTCTTGAATAGGTTTATCTCTCATCCATGAACCTTTTGTACTTAAACAATCATCCATAATAATATATGTTCGTGCATCGAGAGGGGCACCTTTTCCTTTATTTTTTCTAATTTTTTTTTTCTCTATCATCATCGTTTGTCGTTGTAATATTCGTGTAATGGTTTCACTGTGATATTCATAATGTATATAAGAATCTGGAAAAAAATCATTATAAAAAGAATTCATTCTATCTGTCGGGGCAATTACAATCCCACACGGAATCTTATTGAAATGAAACATTACTGCACGAACAACCCAACTTTTACCACTTCCTCTTTTAGCAATCATAATAATTGCAGGATTCTCGACCATATCTGACAATTTAAATTGCAAAATTGGCAATTTATTACCATCTTTCATTTCAATATCTTTGGTTTCTATCACGATATAAATTATATTATATCGTAATTTTTAAAATATTATATTTAAACTTAAAATAAACTTAATTTTTTATAATTAAACTTATATTTAATTTATTTAAAATCAACAAATACTCCTGGTACTTTATTTGATGTTGGCAACATAATATCATTTTGATTTGTAATTAATGTAAATGATCTATCTGCAGAATTATTAGCTTTATTCGAACTAGAATCTTTTACTAATTTATATTGAGGGACATTACCATCAACAACACCTTCGTCCATATTTAAAGGTGAAGTTTTATTATAATTAAAATAACCATATGCGATAAACCATACTATAATTGCAACTAATGATGGAATTATTATATCATTATAGGATTCTTTGGGTTTAAGTTTTTTTCCTTTTTTTAATTTTTTTTCAATTAATTTACGTTTATTCCAACTCATATAATTATATACAATAATACCTGCAACTAAACCTATAATTACAGGATTCATAATTAATTTTTTAAACATTGATATATATATTATAGAGAATATTTATAATAAAAAAAAATTTAATTTATAATCTTAATTAAATTTTGCTTTTTTATTCGATGATATATTTTCTTCTTCATTTTCGTTTGCGTGTTTGCGCTCAGAATTTCCTAAATTCTGAATTTGTGCCGGACCGCATAAAAATGTTGCTTCTGGATACGTACCTCTACAATGAGGACAGCTTTTATTTTCGTTAAACCATTGTTGCATCAATTGATATTTTGCTATTTTTTTACATTGAGAACATTTTGTAATATTTTCATTATGATGTATTTGTTCTAAAGAAATTATACATTCTTCATATTCATCTATATGTATTATTTCATTTGTTAAATATAAAATATTATCAACTAATGGTGATGAAACTAATGGAATAGTGAAATCTGTATTGCGATTAAACCAAAATACTTGAGGAGTATCTCTCGATACTGGTTCATAAGCTGTTAAATAGATATCCTGTGCACCATACGCAACTAATTGCATTAATCCTCCAACTGGCATTTTTAATTATATTATTTATAATTTATTTTATGTTTAGATAGAGAAATAATATTAATTATTCATCATCTTATTAAATATTCATCATCTTATTGAAATATTCTTTTGAATTAATATTTTTCAGATTTGTTTCTAATATATTTGGTTTAATAATATTAATCTCATCCGAGTTAGCAGCGGCTTTAGAAGCTCTGGGAGAGACTCTGGGAGAGGCTCTGGGAGAGGCTCTGGGAGAAACTCTGGGAGAGGCTCTGGGAGAGGCTCTGGGAGAGACTTTGGAAGAACCCTTAGAAGGTTTTTTATCCAAAATTAATTCATCTAATTTGGATATATTTTGATTAAGTTCTTTCATTAGAATATTAGATTCTTCTATACCATTATCATCTGAGTTTAATATTAAATTTGATTCATCAAAGAAATTTTCTTTCAAATCGACTCTCGAAGCGCCTTTCGAAGCGCCTTTCGAAGCGCCTTTCGAATCGTCTCTAAGATCTTCTTTCGAATCTTCTTCCATTAATAAAGATTTTACATTATTAACATTTTTCATCTGGGAAGAAATAAACGGGGTCTTAATATAATCATTTTTTAAATATTCTGTTAAAATTTCACCTAGAGGTAATATCTTTATTATAGATTCTTTAATACTCTCCTTGATTATTAATATAGTGTCCCGATGATTCTTCTGCATATCATTCGACGAACATTTATGCCAGAATAATTGGGGATTATTATATATTTTTCTAGAAACTTCAATATATATTTTATGAATAAATTGTTTAGAATCGATCTTTTCATGCAGTCGTTCGTTAACGATTATACATTCTTTATCAGTTGCATTATATGTTAGTAATATTATATTTGATTTAAATACAGCTTTTATTAATTTATCAAATATATCAGCATGTTTTGATGCATCTCTGATTCTGATCATTTCAGATTCAATTAAATTTATATTTAGGGCTGGGATATCTTTTAAAAAATGTTGAAAAATCTTCAATACACCAGGATTTTTAACATTTGGCGAAACCATCATAGATTTAATTATTTTTTGTTCATAATCGATTGCCTTAGAATATATATCTTTAATACCTTCAAATATTAAAGGGGATAATATTTCTATAAGAAAATCAGTATAAATATTTTTAATATCAACTATATTCTTTTCGTAATAATGCATATTATGATAATATTATATATTAATTATCATAATAAAAATTTAAAAAAATCTTATTTAGTTTTAATCTTAATCTTAATCTTAATCTTAATCTTAGTTTTAATTAGCGTTATTTCCACGGGATGCAAGGAAATCATGTTGTTTAGGAGTCATGCATACACATCCGCTATCTTGCCATGCATTATTGCATTTATAACTAGATGGGACAAATTTACCATCTTTTTTCATTTGTTCAACAACAACATCATCGTCTAAGGGGAAAGGAGGAGGGTATTGTGCACTACAGCATGATTTACTGCACATATTATAATTTAATCCTTCAGAACCATCCGAAGTAGGACCGTTTGTATTTAAATTATCATTTTCACCAAATTGAGCTCCCCAAGCGGTTGCAATCTCATCAGGTACACCTAAAAATTCAGACCCTGTAATAACATCTCCAGTATGTCTATTATATAGAGCTGGGATTTGCATTAAAGTAGAACCTGCAGTAGAACCTGCAGTAGAACTAGGACTAGAACGAGGGCTATTCGACAATAAATCGGAAAAATTTTCAGCACTGGTCATAAAATAATATATGATAACTAATACAATAAATGCAATTATACCATAAGTGAAAATTTGTTTTTTATCGGGCATGATCTTTATATCTTATGTATAGAAAAAATTAATTATTTATATATAATTAATTTTAATTTAAATTATAATTTTTATTATAATAATTTATTTTTTATACGATTTTATATACGATTTTATATACGATTTTATATACGATTTTATATACGATTTTATATACGATTTTATATACGATATTTTATGAAATATAAGTTAAATATATTAAATCATAATACTAAATCAAAACTAAATCATAAATCAAAACTAAATCATAAAACTAAAATCAAAACTAAATCAAAACTAAATCAAAAGATTGGCAAATAAATTTGATTTAATACCCATTGTTTTGAAATTTTAATACGTGGATAATAATCTATTTTTAACATATAATTCTGCAAAATCTTATTAAGTTGTTCTATATAAGAAGTATCAGGGGCAATTTTTGTATAAAAATCATTTAAACTAAATTCAGTTGAATATTTATTAATTGCTTTTGTTTGTACGATATGAAATATTTTTCTATAATCTATAAATAATTTATTTTCATTTATTTTAATTTTTTCTCGATTCATAATAGTTTTTCGTATATTATATAAACCTTCCGATGCAATAACAATTGAACCGCAAATATTACCCATATTAAATGAATCTATAAAATGTAAAATATCACCAATACTTGGTATCTCATAAAGAACACCTCCATATACTCTTCCACCTGGTTTGGGTGTAGGGGGATGGGTATGGAATATATATTCGGAGGATAGATAATCGGTTATATCTTTTGGTAGGAATATTTCGTTGTCTCCTGTATCAACTCTAGTGGTATTTCCTGCAACTGTTATTTTTTCAAGAATATTACTCCTGAAATGTAATATTCCATAATGTTCAGAATATCTAAACAAGTTTCGATTTTTTAAATCAATATATTTTTTTGTATATCCACCATGAACTAATAGTGAATCCAATATTAATAATTGATTAATATTAATTTTAATAAATTTATTATCACCCATAACAGAACCAATATTTGTTCTTTTAATCCGTTTATCGTTTTTAAATAAATATATAAGATCCATAAATATTTCTGCTGGATGAAAAAAATGTCTCTCAATATAATGTATTAAGCCATCTTCCCATATAAAATTTTTATATATAAATTTACCAGTAGATATATTTTTTTTATCACATAATAAACAATCTTTTTTTTTTGAATATTCTTTAAATTTATTATTCGATATGAGATATGAGTTAACACTATTTAATTTTTCAATAAAAGTTTTACGATTATTCCATTTTTCCCCATCAATTGGAAGGATAAATTTTTTATGATGAGAATCATACCCATTTCTATCAAAGAATCCAATTAATATATATTCTTTATTATTTGATATTAGTGAATTCATATATTCTATATTCTTATAATTTTTTCAACCGTATAATAAATTCTTAAATTATTAATAGTATCGTATATAATCCTATTTTTAAATTTTTCTAATAAAACTTTCTCTAATTCTTTCTTATTTAAATTCTTAAGAATATCTAAGTTCTTATTATAAATTTGTCGTTGAGGGATAATAATCATATCTTTTGATAATAAAATTTTATTTAGAGTTAAATCAAAAGAACATATGATTTTATAATCAATTAGAATATTAATATTATTTGTTTGCAATTCAATAAATTTTTCATTAAAATCTGTCTCAATATAGGTTATTGTATATTTATTTATTAATTCTTTCGAGAAATATTTTTTATATAACAAATTTTGATTGAGATTATTCATTAAATTTTACTTATATAAAAAAATAAATATATTTATATATATAATTAATCTTCTTATGAATAATAAATTTTATTTACTTAATATATATGATTCAGATACTAATAATTCTGATATAAATAACTCTGATACAAATAACTCTGATACAAATAACTCTGATACAAATAACTCTGATACAAATAACTCTGATACAAATAACTCTGATACACAAAATAAAATAAATGATATATCAAATCTTAATCGATTAGATCGGTTAGATCGGTTAGATGAGATAGATAAGATAGATAAGATAGTTCGGTTAGATAAGATAGATAAGATAGTTAAGATAGTTCGGTTAGATGAGATAGATGATTTGAATGAGATGAATAAATTAGATAATTTGAATGAGTTAAATAATTTAAATAATTTAAACGAGTTAGATGAGTTAGAGTTAGATGAGATAGATGAGATAGATGAGATAGATGAGATAGATGAGATAGATGAGATAGAACGATTAGATGAGATAGAACGGTTAGATGAGATAGATGATATAGATGAGATAGAACGATTAGATGAGATAGATGAGATAGAACGGTTAGATCGGTTAGATCGGTTAAATGAATTAGATAATTTAGATTGCGATGATTTAGATTGCGATGATTTAGAACTTGATGATCTTAATCAATTTACTAAAATTAATCGAAAAAATAATCCTATTAAATATAATAAATTTGATAATATTAAAAATACAAAAATTTATAAAAAAAATGATTCACGAAAAAATAATCATAAAAAAATTATGTGTCAAAATATTATAAATAATAATTATTGTAATTATTCAGATAAATGTTTATATGCACATACTCTTAGTGAGCAACGAATCGATACAAAAAGACAAATAATTTTTGATATTATCCTAAAAAATCTCGATTTAAGTATGTATAACAAGAATAGGGATATATATCTTTATAAAGAATTAATATTATTTACTAAATTGTGCAATGATTGTGCAATTAATAAATGCAATGGAGGTAATAATTGTAAATTTGGTTCTCCTTCAGAAAATTATTTAATATGTTATACCGATTTACATTATGGTTATTGCGAGAATATTAAATGTACACGACATCATTTAACAAAAAAAAATCTTACTCCGATATATAATAATATATCTTTATCAAAAAATAAATCAAATATTAATAATATTGATTTATTATTACCAATTATGAATACAATTGAAAATTTTTTAATATTAGATGTTGGACCTACATATTTTTCATTTAATAATTTAAATATTAATTTTGACGATGATTGTATGGAATCAATTTTTATTGATAAACTCAAACTATAATTATATTGTTTATCAAACTAAAGCGATAAAATAAAAATTGATTATAATTACATTATAATCAAATACAATCTTATATAAATATTAATTAAAATATTTATATAAGATTCAAGTATGGATAAGTATCAGATTGATAAGAATTCAAAATATTTTAATAAAAAATATTTTCCAACAAAAATATCACATTTGCAAATAAATGAAACTAAATTAAATAATTTTTCAAATTGGCTATTAAAATATGGTGAAAATTCACAAAAATTTAAAAATAAAAAAAAGAGAATACGTTTACAAATTTTAGATGCGACTTTGGATGAAGAAAATCTGAATAATTTAAGTCCCGTTTTAAGTCCAATTGAAATAAAAAGTTCTAGTCAAAATAAATATTCATTATATGATAAAAGTTGTATATTAATATCAGGTTCTCATGGTGCGGGTAAGACGGCATTTGTTCTAACTGTTTTGAATGAGAAGGGTTTTGATATAAATATTGTTAATTTTGAAAAAGTCAATCAATTAAAAAATATACCTGATTTTATTGAAAAATCTCTTAGAGGAGTTGATATTTATTCAACTATTATTGGTAAATCTAATACAAAACCCAAAGCAATTGTAATAGATAATGTAGAAGCAATTAGTTCTCCGACTGAAAAACAATTTATTATAAATTTATTAAAAATAAATGATGTTAATTGGTATTGTCCAATTATATTTATTTGTAACAACAAACATAATAAAATAATTAATTTAATTAAAAAAATATCATTTGAAATAATAATCCCCCCACCTTCCAATGAATATTTAGCAACAATTTCTTATAAAATTTGTTCGAAAGAAAATATTTTGTTTGAATCTGAAGAAATATTCAATCAAATAATAGAATTTTCTAAAAAAGATTTTAGATTGTGTCTATCGAGTTTACAAACAATTAAAGAATTATATCCTAATAAAATATTTGGTCAACTGGAATTAGATAATTTTATTCAGACTAAAAAAATGAAGGATCAAGATTTAGGAATATTTGAATCTACCCGTAAATTATTATATGCATATGATAATGTCGATGAGATTATTAAAATTTTTGAAAGTGAAAAAATTATTATCCCTTTAATGATTCAGCAACATTATATTGATAAATTGGGTTCTAAAAATTTTAATTCAATTACCCTCTTATCAACTGCTCTAGCTAAGGGTGATATAATTGAAAATTATATTTATGAAAATAATATTTATGATATTCGAGATACTCAAGCATTTTTTCAATGTGTGTATCCATCTTATTTCTTATCAAAAGTTTTAAATCCGAAAAAACTTAATTTAGATTATTTTAATCATCCTTTAAGTTTTCCTTTAGATTTAAATAAAACCTCAATTAAACATATAAACTATACAAAAAATATTATCCCATCAAACTCTTATTTTAAAAATATGGACCTTAATGATTTTATATATCTGAATAAAATATTAAAAGGAGTTATAAAAATAGAAAATTATCCAGCAATTGATGAACTGATGGATGGATATAAATGCGATCTATCAATACTTGAATCTGTTTTAAAGATTAATAAATTAAATCATACTAAATTTTTATTGAGTACCAAAATTAAAAAAAAGATATTAAAAAATTGTAATATTAAAATGCCAGAAGTCTCTTACCAATCTTAATATTAAAATGCCAGAAGTCTCTTATCAATCTTAATATTAAAATGCATGAAGTCTCTTATCAATCTTAATATTAAAATGCCAGAAGTCTCTTATCAATCTTAATATTAAAATGCCAGAAGTCTCTTATCAATCTTAATATTAAAAAAATATAATATTAAAATGCCAGAAGTCTCTTATCAAGCTATGTAAAAATATTACAAAACTTGAAGATTATTTTTTATATATAATAAATAATTTTATATAAAAAATTATTTATATAAAAATAAAAATATATTCTATAATATATATATTATAGATGGACCGAACTTCCAAGAATGCTACAGAACTAGGCGATGAAATGGATTTTTTTCTCAAACACGAAATCCCTGTTGAACAAGTCAGATCAATGCTTCGTCATAAAAAGATGAATGAAGATAAAATTGATGAAATGATCATGAAAATTTCTGAAGCCAAGGAACGTGTCATGAAATATGCCAAACGTTTTATTGACAAAATTGACCAACATTATGGATTCCATGATATTCCCGCAATTGTTAAGAAAGCAACTAAATTCGCCGAAAAGCATCAACTTAGCGCGAACGAACGTGATATGATTATTGCACTTGTCATGAAAGGAGATGTTTACAATACATTTAATCCTCTTAATGATCTTAAATATAGTGAAATGTCTAAATTTATGGGTATTGAATCCCCTGCCGGTCAAGTATTAAATATTCAATCTAAAGATTATGCTCCTCTTAACGAGATTGTTAAATTATTTGAATTTAACCGTGTTCTTCACAATGATATTAAAAATCAACTTGCGTTATTCAGAGATTGTGATCTTTCGGCTTTAACTGGTAGTTTTGACAGAACTAAACATAGTTTATCTGCTCATATTCACCCCGTTGTAATGGCTTTATTTTTACCTAAAGTTGATTATCTTGAAAAGCGTATGTTATGTGCAAATGTTGCAAGAGTTGTTATTCAAAGAGCTCTTCCTTATTTACAAGGTAAACATGTTCAACTTTGGGATAACGTTGTTGCTGGAGAACTCGAAGCTGAATGGGAACTCACTTGCGATATCACATCTGATCCTAACTCGTTAGCTTATTTCAGTGATGATACTCCTGTTACTAACATGTTAAAGAGATTTAAGATTCAAGTTGAATTATGGAAAAATGTTCTCAATCTTCGTCAAGGCAGATTTTTTAGTTTAGGTTATGAAGAAAATGATGGTATCAATGGTCTTCTTAGAACTTTAAGCTCTTATGATTGGACTTATTTTGATTCGCCTGATATGTTCCATATGCAAGATGAAGGAAGTGTTCTTAGAAAGCTTCTCGGAGTCTTCTCTGTCCGACCTACATTTGCTCAAATATCGTCCCTCGTAACAAACACCCTAGTTTCTAATATAAATTATGTTCCTCTTAGTCGTACTACATTCCTTCGTATTCCTATTATCAATGTTAGATTACCAACATTTGTCAATCAAGCAGCACCCACTGGTTCGATTGATTTAAATAGATCTCTCAATCAAACTGATTATTTCATTGAAAATAAAATGTTAGTTCCTAAAAATAAAAGTGTCTTATTCAGTCGTAATGTATTATTCTTCTATGCTAACAGACGTTATCAAGCGATGAATATGGCAAATCTTGCCTACAAATTCTCTTACACCAACGTTCCTTACCAAACATTCAATGTTGGTCAAACATCGATTAATGATGTTGATGTTGTATTTGATTACAATTTTGGTTTAGGTAATGATGCATTTAACCTTCGTTCAGTTGTTACCGTATACAGACCACCTGTTGCGGCTAATATCGCAGTTGGTTCATCTGCTGTTGTTGTCCCGAAAGATAGAACTACTGGCGAACATTTCTATTACAATCCTCTATTATCTAACTTTATGTATGAGAATGGAGGCGCGTATACTACTAACAAACCTATCAGTATCCTATATGAAAGAGCAGCTGGTGCCAATCAAGTTGGTTTCCGTGAATTAGCTCAAAAATACGGTACTATCTTTATGTATGAAAAGGCATAAAATTTTTGGTCATAAATCATCATATTTTGACTATAAATTTTAACTCTTTATATTTTAACTCTTTAATAAATAACTAATATATTATTTATTAAATTTGTAAAAATTTTAACTCTTTATATTTTAACTCTTTAATAAATAACTAATATATTATTTATTAAATTTGTAAAAATTTTAACTCTTTATATTTTAACTCTTTATATTTTAACTCTTTATATTTTAACTCTTTAATAAATAACTAATATATTATTTATTAAATTTGTAATGTTTATTTCCATAGGGTCGTATAGGATGGTAATGATCTTCGTCCGGAAGAACTAGTTCCAAGTGGTCTCATTGGAGTTTGTAAAGGAGTTGAGATATCTTTAACATACCCGTAATATTGTTTAATATTTGTCATAATATCTGGTAATACGTAATCCGTGACAAGATTATTTAAAATCTTAACCTGTCTAACCGTTGAATGAGGTAGATTCTTACAATTATCCAAATATATAAAACGCATTGTAACTAATAGATCATTCGGGTCTTGATCCTCTTCTAGATTAAAATTACCCTTGGATCTTTCATAGACTTCTATTTTTATTTTCTTTTGTAATCGATCCATATTTTCCGATGAAAAAAATAGCCGACTAATTTCATTTTCTTCAATCATCCCTCTTAGAGTGATTGATGCGACATTTGTAGCATCAGATGACGCATATTGGTTCGTATATTCTTGGGTTGAACTAAATGATAAATCAGGTATATTATCTTGATACATCGATTTTAAATTTTTATTATTATATACTTCGGATGGTCTTATTACAGAACGAGTTCTGGTAGGTTCGATATTGGCATTTGCATACGAATACTTATTTTCATTTAAAAAATGAGTATTTACATATGATACGGCTTGATTAATTGGAGCATAGTTTGACATTATAATATATATATATATATATATATATTATAATATTAAATTTTTATTTATGCATTAAATAA